GATAAAGAGGCCATGTTTCATAGAGACATTGCAAAAGATAACGCAGCTAATTTTTTGTTTTTTGTAAAAGGAGAACCTCTTCTTAATAATGGCACAGGTTTTATGCATAATAATTCATTATCTTCACATATAGGTTTTGTAGAAAATAGAGCTTTGTTTTTTAACGGAGCTGAAATACCGCACTCAGACTTACAATCTTTTGGTGAAAGTTCAGAAAGATACACTTTAAATATTTTTTATAGAGAAGAATTTTGAAAATAGAATTTTTTAGTCAATACGCAGACTTAATTGATAAACCAGTCCCACTTAGTAAAGCTACACCTGATTGGTTAAAAAAATTTGAAACACATATGAACAATGATCTTAATGATCCCACTGTTAAAAAATGTGTGCCTTTTTTAGATGCTATGACTTGTGGTTACGTTATAAAATTGCCATTTGATATTATGTTTACAAAAAAAATAAATGAAAATACTGGTGTTAAAGAAATTAATATTCAAGCAGGAAATATTTTTAATGATGTAAAAGGCGCATATCCTGAAGCTAATATTGGGGCATTGGGTCATTATAAATTTCAAGTGCCAGATAACATGTTGCATCCAAATGAAATACCAATACCTTTTAAATTTTTAAACCCATGGACAATAAAAACACCACCAGGCTATAGTTGTCTTTTTACAGGTCCTTTTAACAGAGAGAAGACAGATGTAAGACTCGTTACAGGTATTGTTGACACAGATGAATATAGTCAACCTGTAAACTTTACTTTTTACTTGCAAGATTGGGATGAAACTTTAAATCCAAATAAAATTATATCAAAAGGATTTCTAGTAGCTAATGTATTTCCTTTTAAAAGAGATAATTGGAAAATGAAAGTAACACAAAAAAAACCTTTTTCAGATAAAAAAATTGAAAGGTTTAAATATGATTTCTTTTCTTATTTAAAAGATGCTTATAAAAAATTAATTTGGAAAAAGAAAATATACAAATAAAGCTATTTGTCGGTACACCATGTTATGGTGGCATGATAACATCAAGCTATTTTAAAAGCTGCATGCAGTTAGTAGCACTATGTGCATCTAAACAAATTGAATTACAGTTTGCAACAATTGGTAATGAGTCCTTAATTACAAGAGCTAGAAATACTTTAGTGCAATTATTTATGGATGGTGATTACACTCACCTTTTATTTATAGATGCAGATTTAGCTTTTAACCCTGAATCAGTTTTAAGAATGGTTGACTTTAACAAAGATGTCGTAACGGGCGTGTATCCACGTAAAACAATAGATTGGACAAAAGTAAAAAACAAAGTGATTGATGACCCAGAAATATCGGAAGATGAATTGTTGGCTACCTCTTTACAGTACAATTTGAATGTAAAAGATCCTAATAAAATAGAAATGACAAAAGGTTTTATTGAAGTTATGGATGGGGCAACAGGATTTATGTTAATTAAAAAACGTGTTTTTGAACAGATGGCTTATTATTATCCCGACAAACAATTTACACCAGATCAGCATATAAACGCACCACACGATAAAGAATTTGATTATCATGAAACATCCAATTGGAATTATACTTTTTTTGATACCATGGTAGAGCCTGAAACAAAGAGATACTTATCAGAAGACTATGCTTTTTGTCGATTATGGCAAAATATGGGTGGAAAAATATATGCTGATATTACAAGCGGTATGACGCATTACGGTAATTTTGCATTTCAAGGCAATGTTGGTACTCAATTCTTGCCACAAGACAAGAAGTAATTTATTAATTAGTCATGCAATTAGTTGATTTAAAATTTAAACCAGGTGTTGACAAGCAAGATTCAGCTTATTCTGCAGGAGATCAACGTAAATATATTGACTCTGACTTTGTAAGATTTCACTACGGAAAACCTGAGAGATGGGGTGGATGGGCATTTTTACCAAATCCTAATAAAACAGTGGTCGGAGTTGTAAGAGATACCCACAGTTGGATTGGTTTAGACGGCACCAGATATTTAGCTTTAGGTACTGATAGAAAATTATATATTTACTCTGAGGGTAAACTATATGACATAACACCTTTAAGACAAACCGAAAGTTTATCTAATCCATTTACAACCAATGGGACAACTACAGTATCTGTAGCGGACGCAGCTCACGGTGCGAGTGTTGGTGATTTTGTTACCTTTGATTCTTTTTCAACGATTGATGGTTTGGACATGAATAAAGAGTTTGAAGTTACATCAGTAACAAGTGCAAGTGCTTATACCGTTACACATACTAGTACTGCTTCTGGTTCTACCTCTGGAGGAGGAGGATCAGGTAATGCAAAATATCAAATTAGTGTAGGCCCTGCTACATCCACATATGGTTATGGTTGGGGTACAGAAACGTGGGGAGCAAGCACTTGGGATACTGCTAGATCATCTTCTAATGTTGTAGTGGCTGGTAGAAACTGGTCTTTAGATAATTTTGGAGAAGACTTAATAGCCACAGTTTTAGATGGTGGAACGTTTATATGGGATACATCAGGAGGTTTGTCTGCTAGAGCAACTGCTTTATCAAACGCTCCAACAGCATCAAGATTTAGCATAGTATCTACTGATACTAGACACTTAATGATATTTGGAACTGAAACAACAATAGGTGATACAGCAACACAAGACGATTTACTATTTAGATTTTCAGATAGAGAAGATGCAACAGATTACACACCAGTGGCTACTAACGAAGCTGGATCTCTTAGAATTACAGACGGTTCAAGAATTATTGGCGCAGTTAAATCAACAGGACAAATACTTGTTTGGACTGATACTTCACTTCACGGTATTCAATTTGTTGGAACACCTTTTACATTTGGACTAAGACAACTTGGAGCTAATGCAGGTTTAATTGCTCAACATGCAGCGATAGAAGTTAATGGTGTAGCATACTGGATGTCAGATAATGCTTTTTATTTATTTGATGGTGTAGTTAAAAAAATGCCTTGTTCTGTTCAAGACTTTGTTTTCGATGATCTTAGCTATACAAATAAAAACGACATAGCTGTTGGTTTAAACACTGCTTACAACGAAATAATTTGGTATTACCCATCAGCAGACGCATCTCAAATAGATAGATCTGTGGCATACAATTATCTTGAAGGAACGTGGTATACTAATTCTTTAGGTAGAACTACCTGGTTAGGTGCATACGTATACGAAAAACCAATAGCAACAGAATTTAGTAGCTCAACTACAGCAAATGTTTCTACTATATTAGGATTAACTGCAGGTGCTTCTTTTGTGTATGAACATGAGACAGGTAACAATCAAGCTGATGGCACCGCCATATCCGCATTTTTAGAAACTGGATCAGTTGAAATAGCTGACGGTGATTCACTTATGTCAGTAAGTAAATTAGTGCCTGACTTTGATAATTTAACAAATACCATGACAGCTACACTAACTTTAGAACAGTATCCTCAGTCATCCTCAAATGTTACAACCACTGGATCAATTACTAGCACCACTGAAAAAATAAACGTAAGAGGAAGAGGTAGAGCTGTAAAAATTAAATATCAAACTAGCACAGTAAACGATACACCTTGGCGATTAGGCTCACAAAAAATTCAAATAAGGCCTGATGGCAGAAGATAATATAAAATTTTACGATAATATAATTCCTTTAGAATTTAGAGATGTATTATATACATACGCTAGTCGTTGTAATTTTAAAATAGGATGGAATGATTTTGCTTCAGGTGAACACATTACAGATCCTAACTTACATTCTGAATGGTCCTTGGAGGATTTAAACAGAACTAAAATACTAGAGTTTATTAAACCTTGTATTAAAGAAACAAGTTGGTTTACTAACGAAAATCTTAGCACTGCAGTTTTGAACCTTGTAAAATCAGAGGATGTTCATCACATACACTCCCATAGAGGTTCACAAGTTGTGTTAGTTTACCTGAATTTGAATTGGAGAGATGGGTGGTACGGAGAGACTTTGTTTTTTGACAAATTTGATTTTAATAAGATTATATTTGCTAGTGCTTTTGTGCCAGGTAGAATTATTTTATTTGATGGTCAAATACCACATACAATACGTCCACAATCAAAAGTAGGTCCTAAATTTAGAATGACTTTAAGTCTTTTTTATAATAAACAATAGTATGGCTAAAATAAATATAACTCGATTACCAAACGCAACACC